GCTCGACATCAGGCAGAACATCTAGCTGATGGCGATCAATTGTTCAAAAACTGCGTTCACCATCTGATCGTTGCCCTTGAGGTGCCGTCCGGCATTGCGACGAAATTGGCGCAGTTAGCCTGGACTGAGCATCACGCAGCGTCAGGCCTCAACCACTCCACCACGCTTTAACCCTTAATCAATGGCTCAACCCTACTCGACCGTAGGGCTGGGCTTGTATTGCCCATCAGTTGGTGCGACATGGAACAGTCAGAAACGCTACGGGCTGAAGTGCTTCAGCGGCTCAAGAACGATTACGGATTCAAGGCGCGGCTGAGCGATGTCTATTGGCGCGGTGGTAAGTGCCCAGCCTGTGGACAAAAAGAGCTGTATACCCGTGTTTCGAAACCGTGGCTGATCATTTGCGGCCGCAAGAGCAAATGTGCGAAGCGTTGGCACGTTAAGGAGCTGTATGAGGATCTGTTCGATGACTGGAGCCGTCGAGCGCCCTCTTGCGATCAATATCCCATCGCGACGGCTCGAGCTTATCTGGAATTCGCCCGGGGGTTTCGGCTTGAGCTGATTCAGGGTTGGTTCACCCAGGAGTCCTACTATTCCCGCGAGCTGAACGAAGGCAGCACCACGGTCCGCTTCGCCCTGGAAAAAGGGGGGTATTGGGAACGGCTGATCGATCGTCCGCACCGCTTCGGCAAGATGAAAGCTCGGTTCAAACCTGGCGATAGTCCTCGCGGCGTTTGGTGGTGTCCGCCTTGCGTCGAATTGCTGGAGGTCGCCGAACTGTGGATTGTCGAGGGGATCTTCGACGCTATCGCTCTGGTGCATAACGGCATTGCCGCGGTGTCGTCAATGTCGTCCAACGCCTTTCCCGAAGAGTCATTGAGGGAGCTGGCACGACTGCGCGGCGGCAAAGTGCCCAAGTTGGTCTGGGCGCTGGACAACGAACCTGGGGCACACAAATACACCAAGCAATGGGTGCGGCAAGCCCGTGCCTTGGGCTATGAATGCGAAGCAGCGCAGATCCCTCAGCCTGACAGCCGCAAGGTTGATTGGAATGACCTGCATCAGCGCTGGACCTTCATTGATGACGGGCCCCTGCTTACCGAGCAAATCAAAAAAGACCTGGCTACCGCCCGCTATCACGGCTCGCTTCTGATCGCCGAAAGCGCGACCGAAAAAGGTGTGCTGATGTACGAATGGCGCGAGCGCTACGAGTTTCACTTCGCGTTTGAGAGCCGGTTGTACTGGTTCAAGATGGACCTGGAGAAATTCAACAAGGCCATGCAGGCGTTAGAGTCTTCGGAGCGCCATGAAGACCAGTTGCTTAACGATAAACAACGACGTGACAAGGCATTGCGCCAATGCGGTGGGGTTGTCGAAATCGCCAACTGCTATCCCCAGGCACTGTACTTCCAACGCAACGAGGTAACCGACGAGTCCTGGTACTACTTTCGGGTGGACTTTCCTCATGACGGCGGCAGCGTAAAAAATACCTTCACGGGCGGTCAGGTCGCCGCCGCCAGCGAGTTCAAGAAGCGCTTGCTCAGCATGGCTGCCGGCGCGGTGTTCACCGGCAGTGGGAAGCAGCTCGACAAGATCATGAAGGATCAGCTCTATGGGCTGAAAACTGTAGAGACCATCGATTATGTGGGCTACAGCAAGGAGCACGGTGCCTATGTGTTCGGTGATATTGCCGTACGCAATGGCATCGTCAGCAAGGTCAACAAAGAGGACTTTTTTGAGTTCGACAAGCTGCGGCTCAAGACGCTGCAGAAGTCGATTGCGATGCACATCCAGCGTGATGCCAAGCACTACCGCAACGACTGGTTGCCCATGCTTTGGACATGTTTTGGCGCCAAGGGAATCGTGGCGCTGGCGTTCTGGTTTGGCTCGTTGTTCGCCGAACAGATTCGCGCACAGTACAAGTCGTTTCCCTTCCTGGAGGTCACGGGCGAGGCCGGTGCCGGCAAAACGACGCTGCTGACTTTTCTCTGGAAACTCTTGGGCCGAGAGCACGAAGGTTTCGACCCGTCTAAATCAACGCGTGCCGGTCGCCAGCGGGCTATGGGCCAAGTTTCCAACATGCCGGTGGTGTTGATCGAGGGCGACCGCAACGAGCCGGACAAGGCGCATGCCAAGGGCTTTGACTGGGACGAGCTCAAAGACTTCTTTGGCGGCGGCACTCTCGGCACCCGAGGGATGAAAACCAGTGGTAACGAAACCTATGAGCCACCGTTTCGGGGTGTCGTTGCTATCAGCCAGAACGCCGACGTCAGCGCGTCGGAGGCGATCCTGACCCGGATTATCAAAACTCACTTTGCTCGCCCTGCTGTGACCACTGAGAGCCGCGCCGCGGCGGATAACCTGAACCTGATCCCGGTGGAACAGCTCAGCCACTTTCTGCTGATGGCTGTGCGTGCTGAAGCCCAGGTCATGGCGAAGTTTGCCGAGCGCGTGGCGGTGCATGAGCAATGTCTGCGCCAGCTTAAGGAGATCCGTGTGGAGCGGATAATCAAGAACCACAGCCAGATCATGGCGCTGGTGGATTGCCTTTGTTTGATCTGTCCGCTGGATGAAAACCGGCGTGTCACTACCCATCAGGCCTTGACCGGCATGGCTCTGGAACGTCAGGCGGCGATCAGTGCTGACCACCCTTTGGTGGCCGAGTTTTGGGACGTTTACGAGTACCTGGAAAGCCTCGGCGAAGGGCCACAGGTCAATCACAGCATCGACCCGAAACTCATCGCCATCAACCTCAACGACTTCGCCGAAAAAGCCAGCGATCACCGACAGAACCTCGCGGATCTCAAGACCCTGCGCACGCTGTTGGTCAATAGCCGCAGCCGCAAGCTGCTAGAGGTGAACAAGGCCACCTACAGCGCGGTTCGAGCAGCTCAGGCAGCCAATAACACGATGGCTAAGAAATCCACAACCGTGCGTTGCTGGACCTTCCAGAACGCCTAAGCAGCATCGTTTGTAACCACTACCAGGCGCAACGCCTGGACAACACCAAAGGAGCAACACCATGTCATCAGATCGACTAATAGAAGCGTTTGACGAAATTTTTCGATACGAGAGAGCCCTTCCGGCTATTCGCCTAGCGGGTATTGAGGCGCTACACCGATTGATGCCTGTCGCTCAAGGTCATTCGGGACAGAGTGGCGTCATAGGGCGCTTCTTGCTCGGGCTTTATGACGGCCAGGACTACCCCTTCGACATGACCGAGCTGCGTCGTCTCGATGCGGTTCTCTTCGAGGACTGCATCACCGTTTTGCGGCTCGATAACACGACCGAACGAGAGGTGCATCGGTACTTCGAGAACGGCGATTCGATATGGGAGGAGCTGCGGAATCGATGGGTATGAAGATCGGAACGAAGTCGTAGCAATCATCAGGCAAGACCAGGCCGAGACCTGAAAGATGGTGTCGAGGAGCGCCAACTCCCCGACACCGACCACCACTAAGGAGCAGCACCATGCAAGCACGGAACCCAAGCAGCAGCGCCGGGGAGACTAGCACGACCGCGCTGGAATTCGATGATGACGTTTCCTACGTTGCCCGGAGTAAGGCACGCGGTGTCGCTGTACTCCATGACTCCCGAGGCGTTGGTTTCAAGGAGTTGGCGCGATGAACAATGGTAAATCCTTTCCTTGGAATCTCGACCTGACGGGGTTCTGCGATCAATGCGGGAAGTACCGCGCCCACGGCAACCATTACAAATGCAGTAAGGCCCGGCAGGCTATTAACGAGCGACGTCGGGCCGAAGAAGCCCTGTCAGGAAAAGCTTCGACGCCCAAAAGAGGTGCCAGCTTGTTCTGGTTACTTCGTCAGGACTGATCGATAGCGCTCAGTTGGAAAACAACGCAGCACGGAAGGCCAGGGACGGCCTTCCCTCCCGCCAGGTTCTGGTGGGGGCTATTCATACATCGCATGGAGACGCACATGGCAAATGGCGTAGAGGCTCGTGGAAATTCGGTACGGGTCTATTTTCGTTTTAATGGCGAGTTGTGCCGGGAGCTTGTGCCCGGCGGTAATACCGCGGCAACCCGAGAGCATGCGGCGCGCCTGGTAAATATCGTCGAATACGAGATACAGGCTGGAACCTTTGATTACAGCCGGCACTTTCCCAACTCGGCAAGACTGGTCGAGAACACCTTCGGACATTATCTGGATCTGTGGCTAAAAATTAAGGCCAACAGCGTGGCCGCCACTTCCTACCGGGGCTATGCCAATAAGGCAGAAGTCCATGTCCGACCACGCTGGGGAAAGGTTCAGATTGACCAGATCGACCACTTGGATCTGCAGGAGTGGGTGCAGGACACGCTCTCGACACGACTGAAGAACAAAACCATCCGGGACATCATCTGCAATGTGCGGCAGATTTTCAGGCTGTACCGCACTCGTAAGAAGGTTGCTCACGACCCTACAGAGGGGCTATTCGTCCGCCTGCCCGATCCTGAAGCACCGGACCCGTTCACCCGGGCGGAAATCAAACAGATCCTTGAGACTCCTACCAGCCGCACGCAAGAACTGTTGATGGTGCAGTTCATGATTTGGGCGGGACCGAGGGTTTCAGAGACCATTGCTTTGGCGTGGGAGGATGTCGACTTGGAGCAAGGGACGGTGACGTTTCGTCGGTCGAGGGTGCGCGGGGCTTTTCGGGTGACGAAAACTCGGCGTTCGACGCGGAAGGTACGGTTGCTGGAGCCGGCTTGGGATGCGTTGCGTAAGATCAATGCAATAAATCAGAAGAAGCAGGCGGAGACAGTCGATATCGTTGAACGCGACAACAAGACGGTGCGACAGCATAAATTGCACTTTGTGTTTTTGAATACCAAAAGCGGTTTGCCGCACGTCAGCGATTTTGTTGTGCGGGATCGGTTTTTCAAGGCTCACTTGAATGCGGCCGGGGTTCGGTACCGGGGGCCGGGGCAGTGTCGGCATACGTATGCCAGTCAGTTACTGACTACGGGGGTGGCTTCGATTGATTGGATCGCGGAGCAAATGGGGCATACGAATGGGAATATGATTCGGCAGCACTATGGGACTTGGATTAATGAGGATGGGCCGGACGTAATTGGCATGTTGCAAAATGCGCTTGGTCTGTATCCCTGCGTCTATCCAGCGTAGGGGGGGAATAATCGGAGCAGTCCGACCAAAAGCCATCATCGTCGGCTCAAATCTGATGGACGCCTTGGTGGCACTACGCTATGGTCCTAGATATTACTTTGCGAAATAAACGTTGAGAGATTGGGAAAATTTACAGACCTAGTTAGTTAAATAGGATGGCAAAAAATATGGATTTTATCTTAAAAAGCAGGAATGAAAAAATTCCAGCAGGCATCAAAAATACTGCCTATCTAACTATCGATTACTGGAACGATTTTTCATTCACCACTATGTTTTACGTAACACTCATTGATGAAAACGGATCAAAGCACGATATCGGAAACATAAAAATCGGATTTAAAGGACAAACCGAATCCGAATCAACCGCATCCAAAATCGGACCACAGTTTAACACTTTACCTGAGGGATTTTTCTCCCTAGGTACGGATGTCGAATACTATAAGAAACTATCATCAGATATAGATATAGAAACCCGCGAAACATTCCTACTCAGCATAAAGGATATTGTTCACAACTCAGAAAACTTAAATAATGCGATGGGGGAGCGCGTCTTTGGAACTTCGTTGTTGCGCGACGTAAGCATTAACACCATCAACGAACAATTCAAACGAGTTCTTGCTGGAGGGTTAGTTAAAACCGACTTCTCCTTCATTTACAAAAAACAACCAACTGATCGGATGGCTGGCTTTGAACTGAGTTTTGAGGTTGGATCAATTTCGTCGCCAAGCACTAATATCCATGCAATTATCGGCCGAAACGGTGTGGGTAAAACCACAATTCTCAACGGCATGATTGATGCTATCACAAGCGACCAACCCAGTAACGATGGTTTTTTTCAGTATAACAGTTGGGGAGGACAGCATACTCCAATAAGCTCAAACTATTTTAGCAGCTTAGTCTCCGTCTCATTTAGTGCCTTCGACCCATTTGACCCGCCATCAGAACAAACTGATCCAGAAAAAGGCACATGTTATTATTACATAGGCCTTAAAAAACCCGCCCCTGAAGACCCCGAACTAAAAACGCTTATACAACTTCACACAGAATATCTCGCAAGCTTAAAATCATGCATAAGTGAGCCCAAAAAAAAGCAAAGATGGCACAATGCAATTACAACCCTTGAGTCTGATGAAAATTTCGGCGATATGGAGCTACCCAGATTACTAGGATTAAGCGGCGAAGAGCTCGACTCCAAGGCGATGGAACTAATTTCCCGAATGAGCTCCGGCCATGCAATAGTGCTATTAACTATAACAAAACTAGTTGCTAGAGTAGAGGAAAAAACATTAGTACTTCTTGACGAACCCGAAAGCCATCTTCATCCGCCACTATTATCGGCTTTTATAAGAGCGCTTAGCGAGCTACTACATGATAGGAATGGAGTCGCTATTATCGCCACCCACTCGCCGGTTGTATTGCAGGAAATACCTTCGTGCTGCGCATGGAAAATCAATCGTTCAAGATTGGTAATTAGTACCATTCGACCAGAAATTCAAATATTTGGCGAAAATGTAGGGGTATTGACACGCGAAGTTTTTGGATTGGAAGTAAAAAAATCAGGCTTTCATAAAATGCTTGATCTCTCGGTTCAACGAGGCGGCTCTTTTGATGAAATTATGCGAGAGTATAATTTCCAGCTAGGCTTTGAAGCCCAGGCAATTTTAAGAGCCATGCTCTCAAATCGTGATTTGGTAATAGGCCAATGAAGCGAATTTTATCACCTGCGCTTACATCTCAAGAGTCGTATCGTGCTTGCGCACAATCAATCATCGATGAAGTTCTGCAAAACCGTATACTATCAGTATCCAACCCAATTGAAGACGGGGCCCTTATATATATAGACTACGCTACTCGAGGCATTACATACTCAATCCCCCCTATTATTCACGCCAGAGGAACAGACCCAATCATCATCGGGGATGTACTAAAAAGCGAACTTGTTAAGCTATACGACTACTACATGGTCCAACGACACCCCGGTCGGTCTGCCTATGATCAGATATTAGTTGCTGCAAATGAGAAGTGTCCTTTTTGTGGTGGAATCGGGAGACCCAAAAGCCTTGATCATTACTTACCTAAAGCAAACTATCCCCAATTTTCGGTACTTCCTCAGAACCTTGTACCTGCATGCCGAGATTGCAACACCGGAAAAAGTAACGACCTTGCCCAAAATCCAAGCCAACAACCGCTACACCCTTACTTTGATGCAGATCGCTTCTTTTTAGATCAATGGGTTTTCGGGCGGGTCATCGAAACACTTCCATGTTCAATTGAATTTTACACTTGCCCACCCGCCGATTGGAATGATACCGATTCACAGAGAGTGACTAATCATTTTTCAGGCTTTGATCTATCTAAACGATACAGCATTCAGGCCGCTGAAGAACTGGGGATTGTCGTTGACCAGCGAAAAGGCTTTATGTCTAACCTTCCCCCTGCCGACTTCTCTAATTTCCTTCGGTCAGTATCTAGAGCTCCATCTTTATTTGCTAATCATTGGAAAAGAGTCATGTACCAGACCTTAGCGGATAGCGAATGGTTTTGCTCAACTATGTTTTAAATAGAGCATCATCCATAAATCTACGAAGCCATAAACTCATCGAGAATCGCTATACTCTCGTTACAAACCAAAATCACCTCATTTGTCGCTTAAGTTTATCTTTGTGCATCAAATTGATAATTCAGCTGAAGAGCCACATGAAAACAACAGATCGCCAGTAACTAATCACGACTGCTCAAATCCTTTCAAGCTTTCAACCTCGTCGATAGAGGCAAGCGCGTAGGTAAGACTCGATTTTATCGATTACCCGAGTGCGCATACCCCCAAGGGTATCCCTCAACGTAAGGAGCAGGGGATGGCAGCCAGCCATCCCGTCATTCAAGAAGGCCGAAACGCAGGGAGGATTCCCATATTGTTCCCATATCGCCCTTTTTCAGACACCAAAAACCACAAACCCCCGACTTTCTCTAGGAAAGTCAGGGGTTTGTGTTTGTAGAATGTGGCGGTGAAGGAGAGATTCGAACTCTCGATACAGTTTCCTGTATACACACTTTCCAGGCGTGCTCCTTA